ATAACAGCGCCAGTTCCACCAACAGCTGAAGTAGCTGAAGATTGAGCTTGGATCATAACTGTTTGTCCTTTTCTAAAGTTAACAGCAGTTGTTCCTTGAGAAGTAACACCTAGGCTAGTTGGCTGAGCTGTAGGAACGTTAAAGTTCAATACAACACCTCCGCTTGAAGATGCACTTGCTGTACCAGCAGTAGTTCCAGAAGTTGGCATTGTAGCCGCAGCACTTAAATAGATAGCGTTAGCATATCTTGTGTGTAATCTGCCTTGCTCAGTCCAGATGATTTGATCTGAAGTAGAAGGCATTTCCGCTGATACCATACGAAGGAAAGATCCGATAGAGCGATTTCCGTATCTCTCTACTTCTTGTTCGTATACATCAGGTAAAAATTGTTGAGCCCATTGGTTGAATGAGCTATCTGTAAAATCAATATAGTTACCAGTATAAAGAGCTTTGCTTTGAGTTGGTTGCAAAGCTGCTGGTATTCCACTTGTAAAAGCCATTTTTTAAATTTTAAAAATTATTTATTCCATTTTATGCGCAATTTGTCGGATGAATTTCCAGAAACAACACGTATTTTATCACCAGAGTCAGTAGTGATAACAGAATTATCAGTTCTGGGAGACATATCGATATTTTTTGATTCCTTAACTTGTGATTTTATAGCATCGGCACGGCCTTGCTCATAAAAGTGGGAAGCAATTTTATCTGCATTTCTTCCAGCGAATAGGGCTTTATGGTAGCTACTAGCATCACCTAAAGTTCCGTCTTCATTGACAAATTCATTTATAAAGTTTTTTAGATCAGATTGATATTCTTTTATTTTTTGTTTATTGTCAATTTTAAATCTAAATTTTTTATCTTCAACTTGAAAATCAAATCCTTTAAAATCGTCGTTAAAAACTTTTTCTGTTTTTTCTAAAAAAATTTCTTGTTGTTTTGTCCAGTCATCTTTTTCAGATTGCTGTTGTTTGTAATATTCAAAAGCTTTTTCATATTCTTCAGGAATATCATTTTGCTTTCTTAACTTAAGATCTGCATAATATTCTTTTTTAGAACTTTCAAAATACTTTTGAGCATTATATACTTCTTCTTTAAAAGCTAATTGTTTAGCTTTAATTTCTTGGTCCTCAGCTACTTCTTCGTCATATCCAAATTTGTTTTGGACCATAAACGAAATATCGCTTTCATCTAAATGAGGTTTTGTTTTTCTGTAATATTCATAAACTAAATCTGTAGGTTTAGAATCAGAATAGTCTTTATTAAGATTAACATAATCTTCTAAAGTACCATTTGTTTCTTCCATAAAGCTAATTAGCTTTTGAATATCTTCAGGGTATTCAATTTCTTTTTCAGGCTGGTCTTTTTGCTGTATCGTTTCTTGTACGGTTTCTTGTACAACTTCTTTTTTCGGTTGTTCTTCAACAACCTGCTCTATCAGCTCTAACGTTTCTTTTTCAGTTTCTTGGGCAGGTTCTTCAATTTTTTCTTGCTCGTTTTGCTCAGAAACTTTTTCGCTAGCTTCGGGTTCGTTGCGTACAGATACCTCATCTGTGCTTTGCTCTTTATTGGCATTTTCTTCTTCTTGTTTTGGTGGGGAATCAATATTTACACGGTAAACCCCATCATCTTGAAACCCATAGTTAGAATCGACCTCTCCGCTTTCTACTGCTTTTTCAAGCACAGCGGCTTCCTGTTCTTGAGCTGATACCTGTTCTTTAGGCTCAACTACGTTTACTTCAATTTTTTCTTCCATAATATAATATAATATAATAATTTATTTTATTTAGGCTCAAACCTAGATAAATCAATACCGCCTAAAACATCATTACCTTTTGATTCAAAAGATTTTTTTGGTTTTTCTGTTTTTGGTGGGCCAGATATACTAGAAGAGCTAATTTTTTTATCAGCAATTCTTTCTTGTACTTCTGACTGTTTTTCTGCTAATTCTTTTTGAGCCTCAAGTTCTAAGCGTTTTAATTGTACATTAAGATCGTATTCAAACTGCATTAGCTCCCTTTTTGTCCTAGCTTCAACTTCTAACTTTTTAATGCTAAACTCATTTTCAGCATTAGAAACTTGTATTTTAGATTCTGTTTTAACTTGTTCCGCCTGAGCTTTAGCCTCTTCTATTTGCACCTGCGCTTGGCCCTGCGCCTCCGCTTGAGCAACAGACGCTGCTTGAGCAGATTGCTGGTCTGCAGTTTGTTTCTTTATTCTTCTAAACTTAAGAAGCTGATTTGCAAGCTTTATATTATTTACTTGTCGTATGTCAATAGCGTCTTCTAAAAATATACTATTCTGGGAAAGAGCCATTTGTATATTAGCCTCTAATAGTTGTTTTTCTTCTTCGTCTGGTTCAAGTTCTAAAAATATGCCAAAATCATGTAAATTAAGATTCTTCAGTTCTTCTAAACTGCCAACTGTAAATTTACCTAATCCGCTAATAAAAGCTTTTTTAGCGGGATGAAACTCTAAAACATCTTTAAATCTTAATGATATAGCTTCAGCTAATGTTAATGTAGTATACATGCTGCTTTCGATCAAATGTCTTGTAGCTGTATTACTATTTGCAGCCGCTAGCTTCTGTACCCCTACTAATGATTTGGGGTCGGGATCCGAACCATCTCTTGCTTCATTAAGCCCCGTTATATCTCTTATCATTTGCAAATATTGGTTATATGCACCAATTAATAATTGCACTTGATTTCCTCCGCCCCCTGGCAGCTCTTGAATAGGAACCTTGCCTGGGTTTGGGTCTCCATCAACGGTTAATGATCTGCCTATAATGGATCCAGTTTGGAAATACATGTTTAACGCTTCCTGAGGATTATAACTTGTTCCATTGCCCAAATCAATTTCAGCTAAACCATCCGCGTCTATGTATACCCCCGAAGGAGTCATTCTTTGTATTGACTGTTGTAGTTTTAAATGTGTTAATTGTATTAAATCAGCATACGGCGTCATTTTTGAAACAAGCGAATCAATTTTGCCTTTATACATTCTAGGTGCTGTAACAATGTAATTCATTACCACCTTATTAGTATTTGAAGCAGGGCGAACCATATTTGTGGCTTTTTCCCACTTTACTATTTTGTTACTACCCAACAGATACACCCCCTCAAAAAGAACTTCTCTAGCTTGTGCTACTTTTTTAAATCTTGTTCGTTTGTCTTTTGGTGGATTAAATGAATCATCTTTTTTAATTGCTTTATCTGCACCAGAAGATGTTTCTTTTATTTTGTATACATTATTTTCAAAAGTTTTCCAATTAAAATACAAGACCGTTAACGTGTTGTTATCGTCATTGTCTGTATTATTGTAATCAAAATTATTACTATAATTAGAACCTTTGCTAGTTATATCTTTTATTTCTTCGTTAGTTAGACTCGGAAATTGTTTTTTAAGTTCATTAACTTTTATTCTTTTAACTTCACCAAAATAATAGCAGTCTTCAAAATTAGGATCTTCTGTGTATGACCATATTAAGTTTGCTGGGTCAACATAATCTAATTTAATACCATCTGTATTATTGAAAGAATGCTTAACAGCAGAAATTCCTAATACAGCTCTATCATAGTCTGTTCTCTTTTTTAGCTCAGCATATTTATTTCTAAGAAATATATTGTTTATAGCTTGCTCTTGTGCAATTTCAATTCCTTGCTTGTAATTTAATTGCATATATAGCTCGAGCTCTTCAGTATTAGAAGGAAGTTCTGACTCAGGAATATTTCTTGCGTCAACGCCTAGCTCGGCTTCTATTTCTGCAAGTATTTGCTTAGCCGCTAAATCTCTTTGCACACTTTCAACGTACTTGGTTCTTTTACCAGTAGCGATAGAATCCTGAGCAAAAGCTTTGATAGAAAATAATCTATCCTGCATTCCGTTAACAACAATGTCTATAAACTTGGGTATAATCGGAACAGGTTTCCAGTCAAGATTTAAATATGATAAATCCCCGTTAATAGCAAACTCATCTTTATATTTTCTAATTGATTGTTCGCCTCTAGCGTATAGCCTTAGTCTATGAAACTCATCCCGGGTTTGATAATATTTACCTTGCCCTCTGTCTTTGTTAAACCATTCTTGTTCTATAGCTTTAGCTACTTCTAATCCATACTCAGAACTTCTTTTTTTGGAGTCAGATACCGCTTGGCTAGGAAAAATAGAATAATCTTTTTGTGTTTTTGCCATATTTATTTAATTAGCATACTTCTATCGCCTTCATTCTTATACTTAGAGAATGAAAAATTAAGTTTTTTTGTTGTTCTTTCTTGTCGTGGTCTATATAAATGTTTTCTACACGCCATTATGGCTAACCCGCTACTAATAGATGCATCGTAGGCTGTACGTTTAGATATATCAAATTTAGCCCAATCTTCTAAGGTACGTTGAAAATACATGTTTCCGTGTCTGTTTTCAAAGCTACCTACGTTTTCTTCTATATATGATTCTATTGCAGCAGCGTGAGCCTGTCTTATATCCTCTGATGTATTAGGTATTCCACCTAATTCAATTTCAGTTTTAGATAAAGCACCTCTTAGCTTATCTGGTCGGTTCATAGAAAAACCTCTATAACCTCTTCTTTTTAAATGATATAATAATCTAGGCTTATTGTTTTCAGCTAATATGGGCATTCCATAAAAAACTATAGCCATAAGCACATCTTCAAAAAATATTTCTGCTGTTTGCGGTCTAGCTACATATTCCAAAAAGAATTGACTAGACGGAAAATCCGGGTTCATAGAAAATGTTGTTAATCCATGCAACGCTCCGTTCGATCCACCGCCGCCTACAGTTCCTGATATATCATATGAGTCACAGCCAAAAGCTCCGAACCCATCATTACCAGCATATTTAATACCATTTTTTTCAATTATATTATTTCTTAATTCAATCTTAGGTAACCAACTAACTTTAAACCTTCCGTTTTTTGTTGGTGTCCATACGACTTCGGTATCTTTAATTCCATTTTTCCAAGAAAAAGAACCTTGAGCAACATAGCCTTTCATCGCCATTTCTTCATTAGAATCTATCTGCTCGTATATTTTGGTTAAATTAAATAATGATTGTTTTGTTTCATCTCTAAAAGCATGCTTTTCACTTCTTGGAAACTGTCTATAGTATTCATTTAAAGCATCAGCATCGTGCTTTAGCCCTTCTACTTCATTTTCCCAGTGTTCAATAACTCCTGAACGGATGAGACCGCCATCAATTCCTTCAATCGGTTTTGATGGTGTTTCAAAAACAGGGTATCCATACTTATCAATAAATCCTTCGTAACCCCATTCCATAGGTAGGAACAAAGAATATAATCCACTTGAAGTCTGGCCATTTTTATTTCTTTTGTCAACATCTGAATTGTAATATAGTTTTTTAAAGTTATCACCGCCTTTATCTAAAGCATTTGACGTTGATCCCATCATACATTTGCCAACAATTCTAGCACCCAATCTTAAACAGGTTTTTGTAACCCTCCAGTTATTTAGTATGTTATCAGGTTTTTCCCATTTACCAGATTCATCGTGTACAAGTAATATAAGCTTTTCACCATCATAACTATTATCTCCGGTATTTTTCCAGTCAATAGTTGTATCTAACCCTTGCTCTAGTAGTTCGTCGTCAGACTCTTTAAAAGAGTTTCTAGTTAATCTTCTTGATGGTAACTTATAAGACAATTCTGTTTTGGGTCTTTCCATACCATCTTGTATAGGTTTGAAAAAAAACGGATAGTTTACCGATATAGGTACTACCTTATCTGTAAACATTTTTTTTGCATCAGCACCGGTTTTTGATAATATACCGAATCTTGAATCTCGCGATGTTGTAGCCACGTTAACAGTTTCTGATGATGCCATGAAGCTAAACCCAGACCGTCTGTTTTTGAGGTAGCACATTCCGTAACACCTGTAATCTGCTTTGCAAGCTTCCCAGAAATAATAGAATATTCTGTTTGCTTGTCTAAACTCGGGTGCGCCCACGTCAATCTTTGTCCAGTTGAGATACATATAGTGTGACCCTGTAATGTAACACGGTTGACCGTTGCACATGAACCAGTAACCATCGTTACGACGATTAAACTCAACATCAATATATTCGTAATATTGTTCTTTAGTTTTTTCTGAATGGTTTTTAAATTCATGTATTGATTTAATTTTTTTTAAAGATTCAGGTCTTTCCCTTCTAGTAAATACTTGATCTTCTTTTTTAAGACTCTTGCCATCTACTTCTTTAGGGGTTTGAGGTATTGCTATCTTAAGACCTTGAACCTCATATATCTCACCAATTGTACCGTCTTTACTTATGATTACGCAATCTAAATCTTCGTCGTAACCGTACTTATATTTTTTAAGTCTATTTTTTTTTCTTACTTCTTTAGTATCAAGGTGGTGCTTGTGAATATTATAAAGTGATTGCTTATACATTATTTTATTCTGTCTTCTACACCTAAGAACTTAACGGATTTGTTTTCTTTTTTATCCGTTGATAGCTCTTCTATTCTTTCTATAATTTTAAATGAATCTTCAATTGCAACCCATTTTGCTTGAGCCGCTATTTTAGCTTTTTCAGGTTCTAATTCAACTAAATTAATTTTTTGTCTTATAACCTTATCAAGTTCAATTAAAGCAATTTCAGATGCTTCAATAACTTTTTTCCTTCGATCCATATTTTATTGTAATTTGATTTGATAAAACTCTATATAATTTTTGACCATCAATATTAAACTCGTATTCAGAGTCAGGCGTGAAGCCCACCACGTCTCCTTTGGAGACCCCCAGTGCTTCTAAACCGCTGTTGCTATACACAAGCTCTCCGCTTAATTGTTTTTCTTTTAAAACACTCCATTTAGAATCGTTTTCTATAGGCTTTACAAAGCAATAATCGCTTAAACACTTCCACTCACCATTTCTTTTATACGCATATATTTGATCTGGAGAAACTAAAAATTGGTTTTCATCTATAAAGCTAGAAGAATTCTTTTCTTTTCCGCGTATATCAATCCATCTTCTAAATACATTATGATGCAAAATAACTTCGTCATTTTTTTTTAATTCACTATTTAATAGTGCGGGTAACGAAATAACTTTACCAATTCTGTTTGTATACATATAATCCCTTTCGGATATTTCTGTATTCAGTATTAATTCTTTATCTTCTACCGTTGTAGAATTATTATATCTGTTTTCAGAATATATAATATAGTTATAAAGTGATCGCATTAATAGTCTAGGTTATATTCTACGGATACTGCCATGTTTTTATTAAAAAATTTCCAAGGCAATATTTCATCATTCTTTTTTATAAATATTTTGTATGCACCATCATCCTCTAGAATATCGGATATTGTGTGACCACCATAAACTTCCTGTCCCACAGAATAGTGCATTGCCTCATTTTTATAATCTTGACCAATGCTTATTTTTCTAATTAATTTCATTTAATTTATTTTAGTATGTCCATATAGTAGTCTCCGGTGCTCCCAGATAACCAATGCCTACATGTACAAAGTTGTTCTTTCTTGAAATACCTATGCGAGTAAATCCTACATCAATAGCAGCTTTAACCAATTTAAAAGTTGCTTCACCTCCTACACATGCAATATCAACTGCTGCCCCGTAAGCGTGTTCGCCTGGTTTGGATTTCTTAGCTTCAATAGGGTGCTCAGGACTTCTGTAAGTCGATGTTAATTTAATTGGATAGCCATATGCTTCTCTTAAATCATCTAGCATAGCCAATAGTGCTGGATCCATTTTATCAAATTCACTAAATTCAGATTCTTCGAAATATTTCATTTTTTATTTCTATCTTTTAATTTCATATAAATATTCATCCCAGTATATATTATTGTCATAACTAATACTACAGTTTGCAACATG